CGATTTTGCCCATTTTGCTGCGACTTACGTGCATATACTCTGGGTCCAAGAACTCCAAGGCGATGACTGTTTTTAAAGTATTTCTAAGTATGAGCGCGTAACCATTACCATCAAGCTCTTGAGACGCAACCATCGCTTCCCAAAACTCACTAGCAGTCATATCGGCGTTGGGTTGATCATGCAAAATTCGATATAAAGGATGGTCTTTTGCTAGGTCTTTTTTGTCATCACGAAGATGAAATGGTAATGATGCGATGGTTTCGCTACGCAATCGAACACACGCCCACACAGTGGCAAGCTTCATAGCCTTATCTGGGCTGATACTATTGCCACCAGCAGTACTGCCACCAGTAAAAGGCGTGGAAGTATCTCCCTTATCTAGGCGGCTATCATTACGCCACGAACCTCTAAATCGTGACCACCAGTTACTGTCGTTAAGTGTACTCATGCGATAATTGGGTCCATTAGAAAGTCGTTTAAGTTGCCAGCGTCGTGGTCATGTACCGTCGCACGCGCCAACGCCATGATTCCAGCAACTGGCCCATCAATCTTATTTTCAGGTCGCTCTTTGTTTGGATAAATATTATCTTTAACATCGAGCTTGGCGACCACGTTTGACATCATCCACGTCATAATTGGGCAACCGCCATGCGCCCATCGCTGAGACAGCACAAGTGCTTCATTCTCTTTCATAGGCTCAGATATGTTTTGCACGGTGTGACGTATCTCAACCATGGTCACGCCATCATCTGATAAGTTCTGCGCTAGTTGCGCTGCCTGCCATGGGTCGTAAGCGACTTCTCGCACATCATGCGTTGCCATATCGTCAGCGATATCCTCTTCGATCATCGAAAAATCAACGACCTCCCCTTCCATGACAGTAAGCAATCCAAGCTTGTCCTACTCTTGATATCGCTCGCTATTGACCTCGCCTTCTTCATATAGCCGCGCTTCGGGTATGTAGTACTTACCATGGACGTGATAGTTAAGATCATCTCCGCATGGCGGGAATACCATCACCTTGGCAACCACATCAATCTTGGTTGCCAAATCAAGGCCGATATAACATGGTCTGCCTTGCAACTCTTCAAGTGATAAGCGCTTTGGCGCAAGATTCCATTTGGACATATTCATCCAAGCTGTCTTGGCGCCGACAAACTCATTGACGTGTTTGGTGCGGAACGTATTTTGTTTACGCGCAGATTGCACGGCATCACGGCAGCGGTCTTTTAAAAACTGACCACCGACAGAGATGTCATAATTAGGGTTTGCTTTGCGTAATGCGGCTTCGCTTGTCCATTCATCATCTTCGTCTTTGGTGTAAATCATTGCCCACATATCAGGCATATTAAGTACACCCTCAAGCATTTTCTGTGCATCACGTATGAGCATGTAACATGGACCACCGATGCCACTACCAGCAGTAGTAATGACAACCATCATGGGTTGTTCACGCGCACCCATACCCGTTTCCATTGTGTCGTATAGAGTGCTGTCTTTATGCTCGTGATACTCATCGACCAAAGCACAAGACGGACTTGAACCGTCACCTGGTGTACCAATGATTGGCTCGAATCGACTGCCATCACGTGCTACATTCAGATTTGACGCATTAGATTCAACGCCGTAATACTCTTTGAGCGCTGGTGTACGATCAACCATTTGCTTAGCTGGACGAAATACTTCCCATGCCTGCTTCTCAGTAGTCGCGCCCGAATATACTTCAGCACCGAACTCATCATCAGCAACGAACATGTACAGTCCAATGCCAGCAGCAATAATTGACTTGCCATTCTTACGTGGCACAAAAATAATGATGCGCGTGTAGCGTCGTAGCTTTGTCTTCTTATGAATCCAGCCAAAAGGGATACAGATACTGAATAACTGCCAAGGTTCTAGCGTAATTTTCAGTCTTTTTTGTGCCCATTTACCCTTGGTATGAGGTAGTAATTGAATGAATTTGGCTATCTTTTCAGCTTTTGCAGGGTCAAACTTGTACGGAAAATCCTTTGAGCGACTGGCTTTTTTGTCATCAAGGTGACGTTGGCATGCTAGTTTTACCCACTTACATGCAATAATTTTGCCCGCAACAACGTCACGTGCATACTTTTCAGCCTTTGCAACATTGGTGTATTTAGTACGGGCCATTTCATAGTTTCTTGTCTTTTATTAGGCGTAAAAAAACCACCCTATGGGTGGTGTGTTTTATTTTGCGAGCTTATACAACTATCTGAAAGCTATCTATCAGCGCTATTTCAACAGGGAGACCGAAGAACGTATCTCGAGGCTCTGTTTTTAGCGGCTGATAATGAGCCTCATGTAAAAGCGCGTCTCGCTGTTGCTCTGACATTCTTACGGACTTAGGTTGATGACCTTTAGCGCACATGAGCGTTATCTTATCAATGATAGCTTCTGCAGCAACTATTTCAGCACTCATAATCAATACCTTTGGATGTTAAAACTTAATCATACTACAAATCAGCAAATGGATTGCCACTACCTTGATCACCTTTCGGGCCCATTAATCTTTGACGACTGCTAGGGTCCAACGCAAGCAAGCTACCAAACTGAACCATCTGACGTATGGCTTCATTAACGACCGTTAATGCTGGATTTTTAATCGTAGTTTTTTCTGTTTCAATCGTAAGACCTACCTTGCAAATCTCTTCCTCAGCTTGACGCCAGCGACAATAAGCCATGCAAAATGATTCAACGTTATGCAAATCTGGTACCGTCAAAACCTCATTGGCCAATAAGTCTGGCATGATAGTTTCCCACATGCCAATAGCAATATCTGGCATCCAAGCTGGTGGCTCAACCTTCGTCAGCTTAGTAAATTCAGGTTCATTATTATTCAATGCTCGCTTACCGGGATTGCCCGCCAGCTGTTTTTGCTTCGTGGGTTTCGGCTTGCGACCACGACCTGGTACCGTTGCAACGCCGCCCATCTCAATCTCCAATTTTGTAAGTTTTGCTTTTGACCTAAGTTTTTAATTTCGCGGTCGTAAAAATGTACTTTAGGGGGCGGTCACTAGCGGCTTCCGGCTGAACTCTGAACCCACCCTCCCCCTTTACTCATTAGCAGTTTTGGTTCGATGACATTTTTTACAGAGCGATTGGAGGTTTTCAAGCTCGTCGGTACCGCCTTTAGATTTTGGCATTATGTGATCGACGTCGGTTGCTGGCACGAATCTACCTGCTTGCTTACAAGCCACACAAAGATAAGCATCACGTTCAAGTACTTGCGCGCGAATCTTGCGCCAAACGTGGCCGTAACCGCGCTTTGTTGTGCTGCCTGTTCGGTCTGGTCGCTTAGTCCAGTTGCTTCGCTGATTTGAGTGTTCATCACAGTATCCTTTGTCTTTGCGAGTGGTTAAGTTCGGGCAGCGGTATTGGCGGCAAGGTGTGGACGGCATGGCTTTGACTTCCATTTATTATTATCAGGCTCAATTGAAGCCATATACTTCTTAGCTTCACTATTGCCATTGTTGGCTCTAGCAGTAAGCAGCTTCAGGCTTGAGTCTCTGTACTGTAATGTTTCGCCTGTGCGATAGTTGATATACAGCGTCTCGCTTGTGCATTCATATTTCATGGGTATCACACCTCACTAAGCGTTAGGCACAAAAAAGCCCACGCTATTTCTAACGTGGGTAAGTAAGCTTGCAATAAGGCGTCAACACATCATGGCTGCGCGTTACATGCAATATGAGCTAATCAATGAATACTGCGATTTAGTTTGGGTGCGGCATACAGTTAAAGCTTTACAATTCCTATTATGTAACATAGATTGAAAGACGCACATAAGTAGGGCTTATGTGCGTTGATTTAGCATTTAATTTTATATGGAGATATAGATGAGCGATCCAAAGAATAGCGGGAATCCAAATACAATAAGAGTTAATATTGGTGATTCAGATCAAGGTCGAACTACGAAAGGTGACCGTGGCCGTATAACTACAACTTCTGAAAAACCACCAAAGCCTAAAACACCCAAAAGATAGTTAATATTATCGTTTATTTGATGGCTTTAAATCTCATTTCGAGTAGTCTAATGTCTTCTCTGGGAAAGTAAGTAAGCAAGCTTCCTAGATCTTCACCTAGTTGAACGTCTTCTACTTCATTCCATGTAGATTCACCTGAATTTATAAAGCCAGTCACATAAAACGCTATACCATCATCGTCCATGACAAAGGAGGCAAACTCTTCTCCATTAAATTGAGTAGTATCTTGACATAAGTAACAAGCCCCATCTTTGGTTGTTAAACTAATTTGAGTTGGGGCTACATTTTTATTACATGAAATAGTTTTCCAAACATC